TGGGTCTATTTAGTTTTTGACCAATGACATAGATACTTTCCGCTTGCTCTGGTGTGTACACCTCTGGAGATAGATCCATAGACTCCAGAACTGCTTTGTTGATATTACGATTAATTAATTCTTTGTTTAGATTAGATGCCAGATGTGCCGCTGACTCATAATCTCTTGTAGGCTGACCGTATACTTTACCGTCTTGGGTGCTGAACACCTCGAATACAGAACCTTCTGCGCCTAGTTTTATTTCTCTGAATGAAAACTTCCCAGAATTAGGGAATACATCGTCTTTACGAAGAGCGTCTTTGGCTAGTTGATTTGCATATTCTTCAGCCTGCTCTGATATCGTTAGCTGCTTTCTGGTCTTTGGGACATACGGTTGCTCTGGATCAAACGGGGCATCAAGCTCCTGCTGCAACATTGCCTGTTCCGCTTCTGCAAGCTGACCGGCTTCTATTCTTTCTCTCTGCTCTTCTCTAAGTTTTGCTATTTCGGCATCTTCAAATGCCTCTTCAATAAATCTTTGCTCTTCTTCTCTTAGTAGCTTTTCTTTTTCCTCTTCTACTTTTCTAATGCTTTTTCTTTTTCTGTTGGCAACACCAGTGACAAAGCCATCTAGTATGGCTCCTGATGGCCCTCCAATAGTAAAGTCATCCCATGCAGAGTTTCCAATCTCTACGCTTTCATCGTACATACCATACTGGATTAGATCCTGTGCAAGACCAGACACAGCTTCTTGTATACCCTCAACTAATCCCTGCTGTAATGCGCTTCTAACACGATCATATCCTGTCTGTATTCTGTTTAGCTTTCGTGCTTCTGTGAATAACTCGTTCCGAGCTCTTGCTATTGCTATTTCATCCTTAGACTTGACCGCATCATCAAGCCTTTTTTGTAAACCTTTAACAATATCTTCTGGCTCTTTTATCCCTCTTATCTTTTTCAGCAAGTTTAGAGGGGCTGCTGCCTCTGATGCTCCTATCACACCGCCAAATATTACAGAAAGGTCTGCTGCTTTGTCGGATACGTTTATGCCTTTCTCTCTGGCAACTCTAATCCTTTGAGCCTGATCATCAGAACCAGATCCAACACCAGCCGCCACGGTAGTTGCTGTGCCTATGTTTTTAGCTACATTTGCCGCAGCCCCAAGCCTTCCGGCAAGTCCCGCAGCACCCAGACCAGGCACAAAGAATGACCCCACAGATCCTAAACCTTCCGCTAGATC